AATATCAGTATTTAAGTGAAGAAAGTAGAAATAAAATATTAGTAGGTCATAACGTTACAAGTCCATTACTTTTTGGTATAGCTACTTCAAACGGTTTTTCTAGTAATGCAGACGAATTAAAGAATAGTGCTATATTATTTGATAATATGGTTATTAGACCATTTCAAGAGTTAGTAATTGAAGCATTTGATAAAATACTAGCAGTTAACGGAATTTCTTTAAAGTTAGCGTTTAAAAAATTAAATGTATTAAATGATGAAGGTGATATAATTAACGCACCACAAACAACTCCGACAGAATTAAGTAAAGAATTAAACTCAAATATTGACGAAATAGATTTATCAGATATAGGAGAAGAAGTTGATTTAAATGAATGGGTTTTAGTTGACAGTAGAAAGGTTAACTATGACGAAGAAACACAATTAGATGAGCAAATAAATGCTTTAAACAACACTAAACAATCTTTACTTTCAAAAGTGTTTAACTTTGTTTCAACAGGAACTGCAAGAGGTAATGCTAAAAGTGAACAAGACGGAAAAATCTTTAAAACTCGTTATCGTTATGCAGGAGATAAACCTGGTGAACGTCCATTTTGTGTTAAAATGTATCAACAAAACAAAGTGTACCGTAAAGAGGATATAGTTAAAATGAGTAATACTAATTTAGGAGATAGTTACACAAATAAAGAAGGTAGAGTTATAGGATGGGGTCCAAATGGAGCTATAACATTCGACAGATTTATTTGGAAAGGCGGAGGTAACTGCCACCATTACTGGGTTCGTGAAACTTATTTGAAAAAATCAGACGTAAATAGTCCGTTAGCTAAAAAATATACTGCTGCAGAAAGTAGAAAAATGGGTGAAATTGCGCCAACAAATGACAAACGAGTTTATCAAAAACCTATAGATATGCCATATAATGGATTTTTACCAACAAATAAAAGATTTAAATAATTATGGCTAAAGTACTATTAATTTCAAACAAAGACCTGGTAAAATTTACCGCTCTAAATGGTTCAGTCGACCCTGATAAGATGATGCATTTTATAAGTATATCGCAAGACATATATATTCAACAATATTTAGGCAGTAATCTATTGACAAAGTTACTTACAGATTATCAAAATAACACGTTAACGAGTGATTATAGCAACTTAATTGAGATATATGTAAAACCAATGCTAATTCACTTTAGTGCAGTTGAGATGCTTCCATTTATAGCCTATTCAATTACGTCAAAAGGTGTGTACAAACATAGTGCTGAAAATAGCGAAGTTGTAAGTAAAAACGAGGTAGATTATTTAGTTGAAAAACACAGAGTAATAGCAGAAAATTACGCTCAAAGATTTCTAAAATATATGCAATTTAATTATACTTTGTTTCCCGAGTATTTATTATCAGTTGATGAGGATGTGCACCCAAAATTTAAGACTGATTTGACTAGTTGGTTTTTAGATTAAATACAAATAATTAATAAATACGTTAATAAATAATGGCTTTAGAAAAAAGAATATCGGAACTTACAGCAAAAACAGGCGCAATTGAGGATACCGATTTAATGGTTATTTCTGATTACAACGGAACTACATACGACACTAAAAAAGTTACGGGTGCGCAAATAAAACCTTTTAAAACTTATTTAGTTTCAATTTCGCAAAGTGGTACAAGCGCGCCAACAGTTAATTATGAGTATTCAGAATTAACATCAACAATAACCTGGACGTATATAGGTATTGGAATTTATGAAGCTACTTTAAGTACTATTGAATTAACAAATGATAAAACATTTTTTCAAGTTTCTTTAGGTAGTGGTACAATGGGATTTTATTCAGTAGTTAGAACAACAGCTGCAAAATTTAGAGTTAGATGTTATGATATTGCAGGGACTTCACAAAATTCTATGTTATTAAATACTCAAATCGAAATTAAAATAATTAAATAATGGCAATAGTTAAAAAAATATCGGAGTTAACTCCCAAAGGTTCGGCTTTAGCTCTTACAGACTTATTGGTGGTAGGTGTTGACAATGGAAGTGATTACGATTTAAAAAGCATTACGGGTGCGCAAATATTGGGCAATGTAATAAGTCAAACTATTACTGATGGAGATACAACACATTCACCTAGTTCAAATGTTGTGTTTGATTCTTTAGCTTTAAAAGTTGACAAGGTTGTAGGTTCAAGATTAATAACAAGTGCTGAAAGTACATTAATAGGTAATACTAGTGGAACAAATACAGGTGATCAAGATTTAAGCGGAAAAGTTGATAAGGTTGTAGGTAAAGGACTTTCAACAGAAGATTATACAACAACTGAAAAAAATAAACTTGCAGGATTAACAGGAACAAATACAGGCGATCAAACATTGCAAACTGTTACGGATAAAGGTAATGGTACAAGTAATTTAATTTATGTTACTAATAGTCCTTGGCAAGGTATATTATCATCATCTACAATTAAAAGTAGTAATGTTCCTAATGGCACTTGGACTAGTATTGATGGAGATGGAAAAATTCAAATAAAAACCAACGCGGCTGCAACAGGAATTATTAAAGCAACTAATATAGCAAATGATGTTACTTTAGAAATACCAAATAAAACAGTAGGCACTTATACAATTGCGACAACAACGGACTTAACAAGCAAAGTTGATTCAAACACAGCAATTACAGGAGCTACAAAAACTAAAATTACTTATGATAGTAAAGGACTTGTAACAAGTGGAGCAGATGCTACTACGGCAGACATTGCAGATAGCACGAATAAAAGATATGTAACGGATGCCAATTTGACGGTTATAGGTAATACAAGTGGAACGAACACGGGCGATCAAGACTTAAGTACATACCAAGTTTACGCAACAGCAACAACGGGAAGCGTTATTTCGTTTGTTATACCGCAAATATATAATTCAGTTGCTAGTCCTTCAAGTTTAAATATTACAGATAGTTTAACAAGTGCGAAAATAGGAATAGTTCAGAAAATATACCATAATCATACGGTTGCTCCGACTTTCCCTGCTGGGTGGGTTAAAATGGGTACAGCTACTTATACAACGTCTACATTAAATGTTATATTTGCTGAGTGGGTAAGCTCAACACGTGTGGAATATTGGATAACAAAACCGTCTTAAAATGAGTAGATATTATAGATCTTTTTTAGAGGAAAGTGGGGCTTCTTACACAACACGTACAACAGCTTTCGCAAGTGCAACAGGAATAACAGACACTACTATTTTAGGTGCTTTAAATACTTTTGACTTAGGACTTATTTCAAATGGACTAGATACTAAAATGAAGGCATTGTACCCATTTGTGGGAGGTACAGCAACTACTCATAAGTTCAACTTTATGGACTCCCGAGATTTAGACGTAGCTTATAGATTGGTATTTGGCGGTGGTGGTACGCATAGTTCTATGGGGTATTTACCTAATGGGACTAATGCCTATGCAGATACTAAGATTATTGATAAGGATGTAATGCCAAGAGATAGTGGATGTTTATTGTATTATTCCAATAGTGTCGGAGCAGTTACATCTACTGATTACTACGATATGGGGGCTTATAATCCAAGTTCAAATCTAGGAATGTTAATCAATTTTAATAACAATATGTATAATGCATTTCACGATGGTTATACACTCACTTCAAACACGCAAACACACGGTCTTTATTCAATTCAACGAATTTCAAGCACGCAAAAAGAATCTTATAAAAATGGCTCAAGATTGGCATTAATCAATAGTAATTCGGTTGATAATTCAGTTAACATTAACCCTATATTAATTGGAGCTACTTTGATCGGTAGTTACTTTGGAAATAAACGATGTGCATTTTCTGCAATTTCAACTCAATCATTAAGTCAAAGTGAACATTCAACATTATACACATTAACACAAGCATTCCAAACAACTTTAAGTCGTAACGTATGATAGCAATAATTACAGCAGAACAGAAAGATATATTAATAGGTAAAACATACGACGGTGTATGCTTCTTCAATCCTATTCAAGACTTAAATAATAATTGGATAATATCAGAAATTGAATACTATTACTGTTTAGGCTTGTGGTATTTAGACGAATTAAATAGTGAATTGCAATTTATTCATACTTTGACATTATCGGAATATTTTCCTAAAATAATTGAAAATCCATTTGTATAATGAACCAAATTAAGTTAATACTAGCAGAACTAAGAAAAATGAAAAATATAGCTCTAATCCTTCTATTCGTGGGGTTAGTGCTATTTTATTATAAATCTTTAATTACGCAAGTTGTTGAAAGAAA